TCCACGCTACGCATTCCCTCGTGATTATCCCCCACGTTCGGATAGCCGAGTGTTCCAAATGCGGGTCATGTATCTGCCACGACAGCAAGAAACTGACCAGATCCTGCACCAAAGCCGACGAGGCCCACCCATGAGCCCAGTGTGTGCCAACGGGCATGTCCGCACGGAGGCGAACACGAGATACTACCGGGACAATGCCCGCAACCGGGTGCGGATCAGGTGTCTGGACTGTAGGAAGGCGAGGTACGTCCCCAAGGAAGGCCCCACAGCCGCCGAGCAAAAGCAGATGGCCACGACCCACGCCCACGAGGACATCGAAGACCTGTTGAGCTATGGCGCCACTTACGAGGAGATCATCAAGCGAGTTCCGTTCTCCTCCTGGAACAAGATGCAGCGGTCCCTGAAGCGCCGGGGGCGTCAGGATCTGCTGGACGCACTGTACGCAAAGAAGGAGGCAGTGGCATGACCGTGGATTTCACCCCCACCGTTTACCCCTATCTGACATGGGTGCCGGGCCGAAACCCGTACCAGAAGACTCATGACAGTCTCGGACAGGCCAAGAAGGCGATTCTGTTCCGGCTGACGGTCAACGGCCTTGCAGAGAACTGCAGGGTCTACAAGTGGCAAGACAACAAATGGAAATTGCTCTGGGACATCCCCGAGGGCACACAACGAGAGGACATGCCGTGGCTATAGCGCCCCTGCCCAAAGAATTGACCCGTGGATATTCCAACTACGTGCTGGATTCCCGAACGCCCAAGGTGCTTTCGATCCAGGAATTGGATGACATGGACGCCATCGAGCCGGTAAAGTTGGAAGATGGTCAAGCGTCTTAGGAAGGGTCACTCGACCCTCCTCATCGACGGGGGAGGCTTCCCCCGCGATGCCACCGGCCACCGCACCGACCTGCCGCCACGGTACAACCACCTCGGGAAGCGGCTCTGGTATGCCGAGGAACTGACCTACGCGCTCGGTGAGCGGGTCAGGGCCGTCAAGGCGTGGCACCGGATGGAGCCCGGCGATGTCGGCACCATCTTGACCGTTCCCGAATACGTCCGCCGCGAGTATCTGATCCTGCCGGACAAGCTGATGAAGCAGTTCATGCGGACTCGCAGCGGACTTTACCTTTCAAGGATGCCGGAGCACTTCCTGGAGCCGGAATAGAGTGCTATCGTGTTGCTCGGCCCACTACGAGTGACCACATACGGAAAAACCGCCCTATCTGAGCGAGGGGGCGGTTTTTCTTTTGCTGTAGACTGGATTCATAAACACCCGCACCTCTTGCTAAGGCTAAGTGCGGGTCTTCTTTTGTTTTTTGGGCGGAAATAGTAGTTGGTTTGACGCCCTGTACGTCCACAGAGGGCGTCAAACCAACTACTCCCAGACAGGGTGAATCGTGATGGGTCTGCGGCCCATCCTGCCTTTGCGGGAACCGCTGACTACCTCGCCTTCCCAGTCGTGGAGCCGAATTTCGGACAGGATGGACGCCAGAGCCTCCCGCTTCAGGCGGGCAGGCGCTGACTCCCAGCCTGCCAGCAGCGGCTTGATAACGGCGGCAGGCTTCACCGCAGTGTTGACCTCCAGCATTCGGGAGCGTGCCTCCAGAGCCACCTTCTCTGCCTCCAGGTTTTCGGAGAGGCGCTTGTAGGTTTCGGCTGGGATGTCCCCGTCGATGTACTTCACTGTCAGGGCATCGAGGCGGGTGGCGTTCTTGGTGATCTCGGAGAACAACTGGGCTTTCTTGCGCTCCAGATTGGGCGCCTTGGGCTGGGCCTCCACAGTCGATGCGTTTGCATCCACCTCGACGGCGATCTCCTTCAGCCACGACAGCACGGCGTCCGCCACATGCCTGTCAGAGACCGATGCGCCATGCCCGCCCTTCTGCTGACCTTCCACGCAGATATACCTCTGGTACTTCACGCCGTTGGCTTTATTGGTGAGGCTACCGACCATCCGGGCACCACAGTGGCACCGCAGGAGCCCCGAATAGGCGTAGTCGGAGGATTCAGCCCGAGAGCGTCCTGAACGGGCGTCCCGTCGCGCCCTGTAGGCCATCCACTCCCCCTCCGAAATGACACCCTCGTGTGCCCCCTTGATGAGTTCGCCCTTGTGATAGACGTAGCCTGCCCCGAAGCCCCGATCCAGCATTCGGCGGGTGTTGTCGATCCTCCAGCCGGACACCTTCTCAAAGCCTTCAGAGGCCGCGTATTCACCTAACTCCCGGATGTTGGCCCCCCGGATGAAACGGAGGTACATTTCACGCAGCACAGGCCCGGCGTCAGGGTCCACGGTGTAGCCCTCGGCCTTGGAGTAGTTGTAGCCGAAACGCGGCAGGCCGTGGTGGGGAAGGCCGTTCCTGATCCTGCGGGCGTGGGTTTCCTTCCAGGTCTCACCGATACGTTCCGACTCGAACGCGGCGAACTCGGTGAGCATCCCTCGGGCGAACCGCCCGGTCGAGGTGGATACGTCGATGGGCTCGGTGGCTGACTCGATCCGCCCGCCAATGGTCTCCACCTTGTCGGCAGCGACGGCCCAGTCCAGCCGGGAGCGCGAGAGACGGCTCCACTTCCAAAGTACGATGACATCGGCGTCCCTGCGCTCGATCAGGTCCATGACCTTGGTTACGCCGGGCCGCTTGAATGTCCTGCCGGAGATGCCGGGATCAGCTTCCACAGCCACCACGTCATAGCCCTGCTGCTGGGCGTAGGTCCGGCAGGCGGTCTCCTGCAACTCCAAGGAGATGGATTCTTCCTTGAAGGTACTTTGCCTCAAATACAAGGCGGCGCGGGGCTTCTTCATCCTGTCATTGTAAAGAAATCGCACAAAGTTCTATACAGCGCCTTGACTCTATGTTTTGTGGTGCTGTAGCTTTTTCATACAGACACACCAAACTACCAAGGAGCAACGTTGGCTAAGACGCGTGAGCAGGCGATCCAGGAGTTCGCAACCATCTGGGCGCAGTACTGGCTCTCGGTTGACGCCAACGAGACCGAGGAAAGTCTGGTGGCCGCGTAATGGGCGAGACCGACTGGTAAAGATTTCGGTGGTGAACAGGCCGGACGTACCGCCTGTTAGCTGAGGTAGTTGCAAATGCCGCAGCCTTTGATAAATGAGGCGACAGACTATAGCCCGCCCACCACTAAAGTTGCAGGGAAGACGCAAATTGCCTGCACACTAAGGTGGCCCGGAAAATCCCCCCATCATTCCGGGCCACCTGCCGCCAATGTTTGACGAATCAATTCCCTCAAATAGACTGGCACACGGAAGGCTCAGAGACTACCCCCCAGTCTCTGGGCCTTCCTTTTACCTTTGACTCTGTACTTTTATAGGCAGAATCCAAGATGTAATAAACTTACAGGCATGACAGAGATGGACAATACCCTCGACGCCCTGACCATGCAGGTGCGCGATGAGCGCCTGAAGGGATACAGCTTCGAGGAGATCGCCGTCAGGAGCGGTGTCCGCGTCGAGGAAGTCGTTGCCGTCTGGAAAGACTTCATCAACTCCCGCAACGTCATGCCCCCCGAGGAGCAGTTCGTCCTACACCTGCTGCGGCTCGAAAACCTGCTCGTCAAGGTCAATGACCGGCTGAGTTACGCCGACAAGGCCGAGGACTACGAACTCATCGTCAAGCTACTCGACCGGATTGCCGCGCTCCAGGCCCTGAACCTGGACGTGAAGCGCGATGCCGAGGACAGGCTCGCCGCGCTCACGCAGGCGCAGACCGCCATCATCCTGCAGGCAGTATTCGCCATCCAGACCGGGCTCCTCCACCACGTCGAGGCCGCGTTCGAGAAGCACAAGACCATCAAGGCGATCAAGGGCGAGCTAACCGGCCCGGCCCTCACCACATTGTTCCAAGCAGAGGCGCAGCGCGTCTTCACAGAAGGAGTCGAGGAATGAGCGAAGCAATCTACACGCAGGATGTCGTGGACATCCTTGACCTGTTCTACGCCAACGACGGCGAGGAGCCGGACTGGGCCGCGATCAAGACCCGGCTGTTCAACATCACCGACTCGCACTACAAGGTCATCATCTCGCTGCTGCGTGCCTTCTATGCCATCTACGAGGACGAAAGTGCGGCGAAGACCGTTCTGTTCCGCCTGCAGCAGGAGCGCGACGCAGCAGAATAGCCAACTTACTATGTTGGTAGAATGGTATCTATGGCCAATAAAAAGAACACCATAGAGGATGCACTGTGGAACCGCATCACAGTCACCGGGTTCTGCTGGCTGTACGAGGGTTGGCTGGACGGTCACGGCTATGGTTACACCCGCTATGAGGGAAAGTCCCGCAGGGCACACAAGCTCGCCTATGAGGAACTCGTCGGGCCGGTGCCTGATGGCCTGGTGCTCGACCACCTGTGCCGCGTGAGGAACTGTGTAAACCCGGATCACGTCCAGCCGGTCACCCACAGGATCAACCTCATGCGAGGGTTTACGCCCGCACGAGCAAACACCGAGAAAACCCACTGCGTGAACGGGCACGAGTTCACCCCTGAAAACACCAACTTTGACGGCATCCAGCGATACTGCAGGGCTTGTAGCCGAGACAAGCAGAAGCGCCTCAACTCGCCCGAGCGTCGGGCATACAGGGCCATGAAAGCCCGAGAGTACCGAGCACGCGACAAGGCACTGAAAGAGGCCGTATGAGCATCAACCTTGCCCTGAACATGGCAGCCGGGGAACTGCAGAGGATGTCCCGCGAGCAGCAGTACAAGTGCGACATCCGGGCGTGGGCCAAGGACAAGCTAGGACTTCACATCTGGAGCAAGCAGGAGGAGATCGCCAAGGCCCTCGTGGAGCACGGCAAGGTTGCGGTCAAGTCCTGTCACGGTTCGGGCAAGTCGTACTTCGCCTCCATCGTGGTTGCCTGGTGGGTGGACACTAGGTATGGTACTGGCGCTGTCGTTGTCTCCACCGCACCATCAGCCGAGCAGGTAGCCAAGGTGCTCTGGCGCTACATCCGTGAGCACCACTCCAAGCATGACCTCATCGGCTACACCACTCTGCAGAATGAGTGGAAGGACGACGCCGGACAGGAACTCGCGTGGGGGCGTAAGCCTGCTGATACCTCTGTCTCCACCTTCCAAGGTATCCACTCTGCCGGTGGTGTGCTCGCAGTACTTGATGAAGCCAACGGCATCGTGGATGCCTTGTGGACTAACGTGTACGCCATCACCACGGGTGCTCAGGACAAGATCCTGGCCATTGCGAACCCTGACGTGCCCACCGGAGAATTTGCCCGCATCTTCCTGAAGGATGACCCGGACTGGTACAAGATCACCATTTCGGCCTTTGACACCCCGAACTTCACTGGCGAGTACATGCCAGAGGAGGCCAAGGGCGGCATGATCTCGCCCAAGTGGGTCGAGTCGCGCAAGCGTGCGTGGGGCGAGGACTCCCCGCGCTACAAGTCCAAGGTGCTGGGCGAGTTCTCCACGGACGCCACCAACAACCTGTTCAGCCTCGGCACGCTCCAGAAGGGCTGCATCACCGAACTGGCGATCTCGGACACCTCCACCCCT